TCCTTGCCAGGATGGATATGAGCAGATAGGTATGAAAGATAAAGACGGTAGAAAAGTGCCTAATTGTGTTCCAATAAAATGAGAAGAAGAAAAAATGCAACATTAAGTTATTCTTCTCCAAGAAGTTCATCAAGAGCTTGTTTATGTCCTGATGGAAGAACATATTCAAGAAAATGTTGTGATGGTACACTTGAAGCACAAGGAATAGGAGGAACATACAAAACAAGTAATTATTTATTACAAGAAAATAGAGGTAAAATATTAGCAGAAAATAACGATAAAATAATTTTAGAATAATGGCAGATAAAAAAATATCCGAATTAAATTTAGTAGCAGCTTCAGATTTAGATGGTTCAGAAGTAATTGCGATTGTACATTCATCAGAAACTAAAAAGACTACACTATCTAATTTAGAAACTTTAATAGTTACTCATTTATCAGCAACTAACATTACAGTTGTATCAGGAGGTGGCAGTATAGATTTAGGTGATTCTGCTTATGATAATGCAGAGATGATTAAATTAAGTTGGTCAGGTGGAGGTGACAACATAGAAATTACTTTACCAGATGCAACAGAAGCTAAAAATTTAAACAGACAAATTAGACTAATAACAGACAGTACATACGAAACAAGCACACGAGCAGAGTTAACACCAGTAAGCGGTCAAACATTAGACGGTGAAGAATCAAGCTATACAATAAACAAAGCGTATGAAGGTATAACAGTATGGTGTGATGGTACTGAATGGTTTATAATTCAAGCAAAAGCATCATAAAAATACAACAAAGTATTTAAAATCAGTAATAACTATAAATAAGAATCTTATGAAAGCAAGTGAAATTGTAACTAAAATCAAAGATGTTCTTTTATCTTCATCTGAAAAGGAAGAGGAAACAACTCCTGAAGTTGAATTAAAGGAAGAAGCTCCTAAAGCTAAAAAAGAAGCTAAAGAGGAGATTAAAGAGGAAGCTCCTGCTGCTAATGTGCAAAAAATTACATATTCTGCAGAAGAAGGTGCTGAAGAACTACAAGAGGATAACTACGAAGAAGACATCGTAGAAGATGCTCCTGCTGTAGAGTATGCTACTAAAGATGAAGTGTCAGAACTTAAATCTATGGTAGAAAAACTAAAAGGTATGATTGAAGCTAAAGAAGAGGCTAAAGAAGAAGTTCCACAAGAACTATCTGCTGACGAACCTGCTGATGCAATTAATCATTCACCAGAAAACGAAGTAAGTGAAAAAATTGGTGTTAGGTTCGCTCCTAATGCAAATAGAAACACTACTTACAATAGAGTATTAAACGCAATAAATAGTAAATAATTAAATTAATTTAAAATGGCAAATAGTTTAAACACACCAATAACTACTACTTACGCTGGTGAATTTGCAGGGAAGTATATTTCTGCAGCACTATTAAGTGGTAAAACTTTAGCTGAAGGTAACATTACAACTGTACCTAACGTTAAGTATAAGCAGGTAATGAAAAAAGCTGTTTCAGGAGACCTTGTAAAAGACGCAACTTGTGACTTTTCAGGTGAAGCAGATGTATTGACATTATCAGAAAGAATCTTACAACCTGAAGAGTTTCAAGTAAACCTTGAGTTATGTAAGAAAGACTTTAGAAGTGACTGGGAAGCAGCTCAAATGGGATTCTCTGCATTTGACAACTTACCTCCTTCTTTCTCTGACTTTTTAATTGCTCACGTAGCAGATAAAGTAGCTCAAAGAATTGAAACTAACATCTGGACAGGTACTAACGCAACATCTGGTCAATTTGACGGATTTGTTACTACTTTAACTGCAGATGGTGACGTAAATGATGTAACAGGTACAGCTTCTACTGCAGCTAACATTATTACAGAGCTTGGAAAAATTGCTGACGCAATTCCATCTGCTGTATATGGTGCAGAAGATATGACTATCTACTTACCAGGAAATATGTACAGAAACTACATTAGAGCATTAGGTGGTTTCGCTGCTGATGGTGTTGGTGCTGCAGGTACTAACGCTCAAGGTACACAATGGTACAATATGGGTAGCGGTTTATCATTTGATGGTATCCAAGTAGTTCACGCTCCTGGATTATCTGACAATGACGCTGTAGCAGCTGAAAAATCAAACTTATTCTTCGGTACAGGATTACTTTCTGACCAAAACGAAGTAAAAGTAATTGACATGGCTGACCTTGATGGTTCTCAAAACGTAAGAGTCGTAATGAGATTTACTGCTGGTATTCAGCATGGAATAGGTGGTGATATTGTATTATACGCTACTTCATAATAAAATCAATTGTTCAACTAAAAAAAAGGTAGGTGGGCATTATACTACCTGCCTTTTTTTATAAAATATAAAAATTATGGCTTGTGATATCGCAAAAGGAAGAAAAGAACCTTGTAAAGATGTCGTTGGTGGAATAAAAAATCTTTATTTCGTTAACTACGGAGATTTAGGTACTGTAACTGTAACAGATGACGCTACTGGTGAAGAAATTACTAATATTACTGGGTACACTGGTGATACTGCTGGTGACTTAACTTGTTATAAATACGAAGTAAAAGGAAACTCATCATTAGAGCAAACTGTTAACTCTTCAAGAGAAAACGGAACTACTTTCTATGAGCAAACATTAAACGTAACTCTTAAGAAATTATCTAAATTAGATAACAAAGAATTAAAGCTAATGGCTTATGGAAGACCTCACGTTGTTGTTGAAGATTACAACGGTAACTTTATGATGGTAGGTCTTGAACACGGTGCAGATGTATCTGGAGGTACAGTTGTAACTGGTGCTGCTATGGGAGATTTAAGTGGATATACTTTAACTCTTACAGCTATGGAAACAAAACCAGCTGTATTTATGGCACACACTTCAGGGCAAGAAGTATTTAATTCAACAGACTTTGCTGGATTAACTGGTACTATTACAATTACTGAAGGTACTAATTCTTAAACATAGAATGTTCTTAAAAGAAAAGGAGGCAATTTGCCTCTTTTTTTTTGAACAATATTCAACAGAATAGGTTATATAAGTATGATAAGATTATCACCTACAACAGATTCTCAAACAATTAGTATAATTCCACGAGCATATACAGTTGCCAGTGACTTATCTATGGTTATCGTAGAAGATGGTACAAGAAAAACTCAAACAATAAATGACATTACATCTTCATTATCATCTAATGGTAATTTCTTGGAGATGTCTATTGCATTTAGTATTTTAACTGCTGAAAACAGTTATTCTTATGAGTTAAAACAAGGAAGTACTTTATTATACAGAGGTAAGGCATATTGCACATCTCAAACTGATAATACAACAGACCACACATTAAACAGTAATAAATACAATGAGTATGTTGGAACTGATACGGATGACCAAAAATATATAATAATATGAACAAAGTAAAAATAATAAACCTATCAGGTTATGAAACACCTTCTATAAAAGAATCTACCAGATATGATTGGGTAGAGTATGGTGATAGCAATAACTATTTTGGTGAACTAATAGAAAAATATACAGGTAGTCCAACTAACTCAAGATGTGTTAATGGTATATCTGATTTAATTTATGGTAGAGGATTAAACGCAACAGATTCAGAAGACAATGCTGTTCAGTTTGGTCAAATGCAGCAAATATTAAAAGATGTAGATGTAAGAAGAATTGTAAGTGATTTAAAGTTGCTTGGACAAGCTGCAATACAAGTTGTATATAATAAAAGAAAAACTAAAATTATGCAACTTAAGCATTTTCCTACTGAAACATTAAGAGCGGAAAAAGCAAAAGATGGAAAAATACAAGCATATTATTATCACCCTAAATGGGCTGAATTAAAACCATCTGACAAACCTAAAAGAATACCAGCATATAAATTTGGTAGAAAAAGTGAAACTGTAGAGATATATTGTGTAAAACCATATAAAGCTGGTTTTTATTATTATTCTCCTGTAGATTATCAGGGATGTTTACAATATTGTTCTTTAGAAGAGGAAGTATCAAACTATCACATAAACAACATACAAAATGGATTACAGCCATCAATGTTACTTAATTTTAACAATGGTATTCCATCAGATGAAGCTCAACAAATTATAGAGTCTAAAATATATGAGAAGTTTAGTGGGTCTTCTAATGCAGGTAAATTTATATTATGTTTTAATGAAGATAGTGAAGCTCAAGCAAATGTAGAACCAATTAATCTGCCAGATGCTCATGCTCAATATGAGTTTTTAGCTAAAGAATCAAGAGAAAAGATAATGATTGGTCACGGTGTTGTTTCTCCTA